AATATATATTATGCGACGTTAGCATATTAAAAAAAATGTAAACCAGAATATACCCTACTTCCCCTTTGCATGATATTTCTTTAATCTCGCTTGAACAGCAGGAACAGAAACTTTAATCCCCTTATCCTTCAAAAGCCAGTCAGCAACCTGCTTGCAGCTCAGATTAAACCGCTGCTGAACGGCTACGATTTCAGGCATCATCGAATGTGGAATTTTAACAATCGGCATGAATTCGTGTATAAACTATACTATTAAAATTTGCAACAAAAAAAGGTTAAAAGAAGGCGGAACTTAAGCGCTGTTAACACCGTGTGAAACATATCTACTCGCAAGTGGCACCCTGCCCCGTCCCGAGTCGAAAACCTTAAAGGCTGGCTGACAATGGGGAGGGTGATTTCAGATCAATTCAACCACCTATCCCAGAAGCAAGAAACGAGGACAACGGAAAGGTTTAAAACAGTGACTTTTCAGAAAATTTCAAACGCCGGTAGTCACCAGAAAAGGAGAAATAGACCCGGCATTTGACTAGACATTCAACCCGACAAGACCCGACATTTGAAGACTTAAGTTATTGAAATCATTGCAATGTCTATAGACATTGTATTATTGATATATTTTATTTGCATCTAGTCCCGGCGATGACAAATCTTCTGACTCGGCAGCATCTGAAACCACAGGTCGTGATTCTGATTTGTAGGGAGCTGAATCGACTATGGACAGAGTGCCTCTCGAGAGCCGATCGTTCAGGGAATCATAGTAAGCAAGTGCATAGTCTGTTTCCGGATCACTGGCCGATGGTGCCGAGACGATGTAATCATCGGGATTCAGTTCCATCTGTTTCAATTTCATTTTAAGGGCCAGCGGGAACTGAGACTCTTTCAGGGTGACAAGCATATTCTGCGCATCGAACCCGGCGAAGGCGTAGAGGGTGACTCCGTACACTTGGACGATTTGCCGGTCGGGAAGCCGGACGAATGCGGACGCTTTAAAGGTGTATGCGGTATCTTCGGCAGGCTGAACAATGACAGGCAGTCCGGCAATGGCGGGTTCGGCAATAGCCGACTCCGCCATTGCCGGACTACCTCCACTCTGTGCAGGCTGGGAAGGATGAGCGCTCGCAGGCTTAACAGGGGCGGCTTTCTCTACCTTCCCGGAGGCAATAGCGGACAGGGAACCAGAAAACAAGGTGCCTTTGGCACCAAAGAAGATGGTAATGCCCAGGACAACCGGAAGAATGAAGAACACCGGATGCTTGAACAGGTTCGGCATTTTCTGAAATTTCTTCTCGGAGGCGTCGCCCTGGTAGCTGTTGTAGGCCGGGAAGATTTTTTTATCGTAGGTCCGTTTACTGAAGTTGAGGGGCTTGGGATCGTCACCGCAATAGGAATAGACCAAAAAGCCTTTGGCGAACATGGACCCCATGAATGACAGTTTCCGGTAACGATAACGGAACTCCGCGAGGGAGCGCACGGCAGTATCGATCCGTTCGGCGCGTTGGGTGATCAGGATCAGATCATAACCATGATGGCGGTGAGTACTGGCCCAGTCGGCAAACTCGCGGTTGCTGGATTTTGAGAAATCCCGGCTATTAAAAAACAGCTGGGCTTCATCGATGACGACCAGTGCGCCGGGTTCGCAGTATTCCCAGAAGTTAGCGATCTGACCTTGTTGAAGGAAGAACAGTTTCAGGGCCAGAGCATCACGGGAGATGCCGAGGCAATGGGCGATATATTCGAGGCATTCAGGCTTGTTGATCCCGTCGATATTGGTATAGACAATGCGCCCGATCTTGAGAGCGTCAATAATCTTTCTGACCGCATCGTAGGACTTCCCTGCACCCGGCACACCTTCATGAATAACGATCATGACAAGATCCGGGCAAGGTCATAAGCAAGAGTAGTGACACCAAAGAAATAACCGGCTAACCCACCGAAGAAAAAATAAAGAATTTTATCAATCATGATCGCGGTCCTATAAAGGGAATGAAGGTTAAAAGAAAGCGGATGGTCATAGCACCAAGGATAATCCCGAAGCAGGCGGGAATCTTGAACACGGTCAGATAGTGAATCGCGGAGTCGGGGATATAGCTCCACCAGGTATTGAGATCGTCGGTCAGGAATGAGACATCAAAGGAATTGCAGATCACAATGACCTTATCCAGAACGAACTGAAAGAAGGCGAGCCCGGCATCATAGAGCCATTGCAGCAGGGTATTGAGTGAGCCTGAGAACCATTCGGCGATATACTCCCAGGCGTTGAAGATAATGTTTTTGATAGAGTCCAACATGTCATTTCCCCGTAAAAATGATGCGAATGCCGATAAAGCTGGACATGATCAGCAGTGCATAGCCGATGATTTCAAGTTGTTGGTCATAGTCACCGGTATCTATGGAGTGTGAGCCATAAGAACCAAATTCCATGGTGTAAATCGGGCCGGTGCTTTGGGTGGGAATGGCATTGGTAAAGGCTTGAACGCTGGCAATAAGGCTTGTTGTGGCGAGTTGATCTCTAAACCCATCCCAAGCGGTCCCGAAGGAACCATAGGTCAAGTCGATATCTTCGGAGATGTCCAGATCTTCGGCACCATCCCCGGCAACAACGTCACCACCGTCACCACCGTCAGCTTCGTCACCGTCAGAGCTGGACCCAGAGGACGAGTTGCCGTCTGCATCCGTTGTCCCGGATGATGAGGACGTGCCGGTAATATTGCCGTCTGCATCATAGTTGACAGTGGTTTTCGAAACGGTTGTCGAACCATCGGCATTGGTGGTCGTTTTGGTGGTCGTGGTCGAGGTGGACCCGTTGCTCTTAGTGGTTTTTTCGGTCTTGGTGATCGTGGTCGAACCATCGGGATTGGTGGTCGTTTGGGTCGTTGTGCTTGTGTTTGAGGTTGCGGGATTGGAATCAAGATAGTTATAAGCCCCATCCGATACAGGACTATCAGAGGAGTCTGTTGAATTATTGATGCTATCTATATAGTCCTGATCGGAGATCAGTAGACCGGAAAAATCGATTTTATGACATTGAGTCCCGGAAGCGTTCGGAATGCCAGAGGTACAAACACCATTGGAATCGGGAGCAGTCACAGTCGCGCAGTAATAGATATCTGCATCAGATGTTTTAAAAAGCTTTTCACCGGTGGGGCAACTCTTGATGCATTCATCGGAGCAAGAGCCGCCGCAATCGACACCATCTTCCCCTTCTGTTTTTGTACCATCTGAACAAGTCGCAGGGTCAGTCCCAGGAGGATAACCATATAAATCGACACATACTTGCATGTCTACAGGCTGAACAACGCAGCCATTAGACTGGAAACAATCCCCGTAATCCTCGCTATACTGAATTTCCATGGAATTGCCTTCGCAGGGATCATAAGGACAAGCATATTCAACGACATATGATCTCCCAGGGACACAGTTCCCTTTTCCATGAGTCCAGTAATAGGGAGGGCGGGTTTCAGGCATAAAGGGCATGCAAGATGACTGAACAATAGTGCAACCACTGTAATCCCCAGTGCCGGGAATCGAACCAGCAAAAGACAAGGAACTGAAGAGAGAGAAAATCAGAAGCAAAACAATCAATGGTCGAAGAAACATAAAATCAGCTCCTTATCGCCTTGATTATGAGACCGGCGGCATAAACAAGGACATAGGCACCGACAACGTAAGCACCAAGAGCGCCAAAGTCTGAGACCAGGGCACCCAGGTCAAAACCGGCAGGGAGCGTGACCATTACCGGCCCCCATTGGCCGTGATGACAAAGGCCATGGCGCAGCAGCAGCCCAAGAAAAGGCTGATCAATTCGGAATAGAGTTCAGGTGTCATGTTCAGACCCTTTCCGAAACAGACAGGGCGCGAATGATGACGGAGAGAACGACTCCGCAGCAATAGCCGATCAGGACCAGCCCGGCCCCATAGCCGAAGTAGGTTGCGTCAATCGTCATCATGACCCCCGGAAACACCGCCCAGAAGTATCGAACCAATCAGACTAACGACGACAACAATAAGAATAATCCCAAGACATCCGCCTATTGCGGCATAGGCATCGTTAGTCGGGCCAGATAAATCAAAAGCGTCAAAAATAGCTTGCATGTTCGTATCTCCAAAAAGATAAGGGGAAGCTGTTTGCTTCCCCTTGTGTCCCTTACTTGCCCATGGCTTTTTTGATGTATTTATAGGCGGTGAACAGCAGAGTCACACCAACCATGGACACCAGAATAGCGCTCACGTTAGTAGAGAGGCCAGCAACATCAGCAGCGGTTGCAATTGCTTCCATAGTGTAAAATCTCCTTTCATATAGATTGAGTTCCTATGCCGTTGTGGACTTGGTAGAGGTTAACGAAACAAAACCCGAACGATCAGGCCGACAGCGGCCACGGCGACAATGAGTGTCAACCAGCCGGAGGCACCGGAAACCACGTCCGCCTGTGCGGAGCTGAGAGCGTCGGAGAACCCCGAGAGGATGGACGTGTAAGACATGACGGCACCTTAATTTTCAGCAACAGACAAATTCAAATAGACACGCCCGTTCTGACCAGCTTGCGGACGAAGAAAAACAGGGATGGAGATAACTTCGCCAATCTCAGAAGTAATCTTGTTCCGGAAGTCGGCAACATCCTCTATTTTTTTTCGAGAGTCTGAACCGAACATGAGTTGCAAAACTTGATACTGTTTCCCGGCGTTATCGCCCGACTTAATTTTTCGGGACGATTTGCCAATAACCTGACCTGTCAATGAGAACATGTGAAATCTCCTGTTAAAGAAAAAAAGGTTCGTTATGAATGACTGAAGGCTAGCCCCATAACGAACCTTTGTAGATATACATATGTATTTTTTTTGTATTCGGTTTCAGGGCAATGAATTCAATCCTTTATCGATCAGGACGCGAACGACTGTTGAAAAGCTGACGTCGAATTCGTCTTGAAGGCGTTCGATTTGGTCTAATTGGCCGGAGGTAAAACGGACAGTTTGAGGAAATGATGAAATACGAGCTTGAGCAAATGGATTTTGTTTTTTTAGATTCTGAAGAGCCATGATTTCCCCTAACTTTGTTGTAAAGAACGAAGATGGAATTCAATAAGAAAATGAAGATAATGAAAATTGCGCTAAGCAGAAGGAAGAGAGCGAGCAGGCCCCCAATTATTTCACCGGTTGTATGTTGAATAATTTTGTCGAACGAATAATCAAGCATGGCGTTTTCCGTTCAATGTATTGGCGAGATACCAGAGCCGGGAGCGAAGCGCTCTGCTCTTTTCATCCGTGAAATCGATCTGCGTGATTAAGTCTTCGAGCCAGCCGAGCAGCTGGTTAAGTTTCCGGCAGGGATTGTGAAATACGCGTGGCCGGCCGCTTAACGGTTGTTCGACCAAGCGCCCGCAAAATGGGCATTGTGTTAACCTGGGCTTTTGCATGTCATATCCCCCTTAGAGCCGTGAAAGATGGCTTTGTAGTAATTCCACCCACAGCGGAAAGTTGGGCTTGTCCTGGCAGTGGTGGCAGATCATGAGGCTTTCAGCGAATGGGTCTGTGCCGTTCGGCCCGTACCAGAAGCCGAGGTAGTAAGCCTTGGACTGCTTGATGGTTTTGGCGACGATGCGCCGGTCGCAGAGGACACATTGACCGGTGATCATATGGTGTAACACCAGGCGTTTCGGCCCTGGCGTGCCCTGCGTTCGAAATCGACTTGTAGCTTTCGATCTCCTTGAAGCCGGGCTTTGCCGAGCTTATAGAGTTCCAGCATTTTTTCGGGGCCGAGCACATCGAGGACAATGGCGAAGCTTGGCGCGATTTGATGCTTGAACCATTTGACGGTTCTGGGGATCTCGAACTTAGGTTTTTCGGTGGCGATCTTGATTTTCTCGATCCGGCCAAGGAATTTTTGGTAGAAATCCGCCAGGGGCCAGCGGCTTTTATTGCTGTCCTGGCGGGAGGGCTTTTTTAGGATTCTGATGTACTTTCCTAAGATGGACGAGGCGACCTGGCCCAGGTCGGCATATTTGCTTTCGTGCAGTATTGCGGCGGTGTTTTGGGCATTGTCGGATCGCAGCTGGATTTCGAAGCGGAACCAGGGGCGAATCGGGCAGCAGGCATGCCCTTTTTTGATGAATTCGGCGATTTGTTCCCGGCCTTTGTCATAGGCGCGGATCAGGGTTCTTGATGCTGGACTGCCGAAATAGAGGGTTTTGCCCATATCGACAGAGCGTTTGTATTTCCCGGAGATTGTGCCAGCTTCGATGAAGCGATAGGTCTTGAAGATGGACAGAGCGAGTCCGTTTTTGAGGTAGCGAAGCAGCTTTTCGGGGGTTATGTCGCCGGTGTAATCGTCGATGGCGATATCAAGCCGGGTAATTTTCATGCCGTGGTGGTAGAGCCAGTGCATAAAGGCAGGGATATCGCCTGTTGCGCGCCGCAGACAGCCACCCGAGATTTCGACATGAACGCCCATTTCTGGAGCGGCACCGTAGAGGACCCGGACAAGGTCGTCATCGACACCATAGGTTTTCTGACAGGGAAAACCGAGCCGACCGCGTGGAACATCTGACCAGACTCCGCCGGGAATCTGCAGGTAGGTTTGAAGGGATTTGTATTGGTTGTTTGACAGCCATTCTGCCGGTGCGGTGAATTCAATCCAGTCTAGCGAAATGCGCTGTTTTTCCGAAGGTTTTATATCGGGGTCTGTATTTTGCGCCCCCATGTTATCAGACGGGGGCGCCATGTTTTTGGAGGGAGTTTTCATGAGAAAAACCCCCCGCCGTTAAGAAAATCTCGCCAAAGGGACAAGGTGCCAAGAAATAAGAAGGAACAAATAAGGGCAGCAAAACAGAAAGCGCAAAGAACCACTGCGACCTGAAAAAACAAATTACAGTAGTTATCGAATTCCTTTGAAGAGGGGATTTTCATTTCCTACCCTCCCCTGCATCAAATTCAAGAGTCGCAGAACCGACAACAACCCGCCCAGGATAATGCCTTATCCAGAGAGTATCGATTTTTCTCCGGCTAGCCTGCGCAAGCTGAAGGAATTCAGAAGGACAGCCCAAATCAATAATGAGAGTTATTATTCCGTCAATCTCGGCGGAATAATGACCCATCATATCAGGATCGCTGCTACTTGCATTAGAAACGATATGTGAAAGAGATCTTTCGAGATCTTGAAAAGAAATGGTTAATGATTGATTAGACTTGTCAGCCTTATTCTTTTCTTGTAAATTCATAAAGAATCCTCGACACGCAAAAGAGGTTCAAATCAGGGGGAGATAGGATGTCGGTCCTATCTCCCCTTCCCTTTTTCTTGACTTTGTCGGAAATCAAGAAAAACCAAAATTAGCTAACCGCTCAGCCTCTTGCTGAGACTTAGCGACTGGAGCAGAAGCCTGACAGACTTTGCACTGATACCAGAACTGGTATCGAAATTGATGCAAAGAATGATCAGTTTCTTGCCTACAGTAAGGGCAAAAAAATTTTCTCGTATAAATCCCCCCTTTCCGTTCGAGTAAACTAAATATAATTAGGCAGTTACGAATTTTCTAGCTTATACTTCAATTTTATCAGATGTAGTATGCCCCAGTATATATTGCTATATTCATATAATGTGACAATAATATATATTATGCGACGTT